AATCGGACGAACAGTCTATTTGTTCTGAGTTTGAGGTAGGTGGAGAGAAATTTTATTTTTTACCTAAGAAGTTAGGTAAAAGCTACGTGCTTAAACATAGTGGTGATCTAGTTCTATTAAAGGATTTCTTTACTGGTAAATTATTCACCGCTGATGTTTTAAAAGAACTTGATGCAAAAGTAATCAAACCTACTTTTAAATTCCCAGAAACTCAAGCTGAGATCGATCTTCTAGAGAACGACGAGTTATCAAATCTTACTGATGAAGATGACGACGATGCTGCTTAGAGAAGACCTACCTATAAAATATTATCTTGGTTTACATGGAGAAGATTCTATGAGAGATAAATATTATCCTATATTTGAGATATCTCAGTATTTGATTAGAGTATATGCAACTAAAGCAAAGTAGCTTGACATGGGTTCTTTTAAATTTTCTTCTAAATCACTAAAGTACGTGTTTGGTGACAGAATTAAAGATGAAACTTTTAAGGAAGAGATAGTTCAATATCTAAAGACTTTATTAAAGGACGAATTATTGATATCAAAAGGGGAGTCTATATTTTTTACAAAAAACGCACTAAAACACTTTTATCAAATAAATGATTGATTTCACTGAAAATATTGACTCGTTAGAGAAAATGGTTTGGAACTTTGTACTTAACACCAGAAATGATGTTAATGATATTAAGCCAAGTAGTCACGACTCGCTAAGAAAAGAAGAACTAATGCCGATGCTTCGGCCTAGTTATTTTAACGATGATATACGTCAAGAATCTTTTAAAGCTGCTCTTAAGTTTTTTAAAGAATATGAAAAGATACCAAATCCAAAAGAATTAAGAACTTACTTAGAATTACTTAACTATTCAGTTTCAGAAGCAGAATTTGAAGAACTATATGCATTTTCATTAAGTGAGTATAATTATGATTATCTCTATAAGTACGTAAGATCCTTTATACTTCTTAGAAACCTTAACTTGACTGTCGCTGATCTTTTCACATATTTAAAGACTACTGCGATTGATCCAGACAATATTGATCAGATTTCACAAAAAGTAAGAAACGATATTAGTAATAAATTAGCAATCAATTTTTCAAGTGGAGACACTGGTCTTAATTTTTTTAATCCTGATTCTCACATTCAAATTTCTAAAAGCGGAAGCCCAACTGGCTTTAGTTTTTTAGATAAAGTCCAAGGAGGCGGCTGGAATTCAAAAGCCTTAGTAGTTTTCCAAGGTCGACCTAAAGTAGGTAAGTCAATGGTTCTAGGTAATATTGCAGCCCGCTCTTTTTTAACTGGTAACGTGACCGGCTTAGTAACAGTTGAACTTGCTGATCGTGCATACATGAAAAGAATAGGTTCAAATATCCTAAATATACCTGGTGAAGACTATGCTAAAATTACAGATGAATCTGCGACTAAACTAATTCAAAATAAAATTCAGACACTTAAGGACAGTGGTAGAACGATAGGTGAATTAATAGTTAAGGAGTTTCCAACTGGCGGAGCTACTGCAATTGACATAGAAAACTATTTCTTACGACTTGAACAGAAGATGAACAAGAAGTTTAAAGTAATAGTAGTTGATTACCTAAACCTGCTTAGACCAATCAAGGATCAAAATGGACTTTATGAAAAAATAAAGGCTATTTCTGAAGAGCTTAGAGGTGTAGCAATGAGAAATGAATGGTGTATTATCAGTGCAACTCAAATACGACGGGAGGACATAGATAACTTTGATTTAGGTATGGATTCAGTTGCTGAATCATTTGGTCTAATACACACAGTAGATTCTCTTTTTGGACTAATGAGAAGTCCATTAGAAAGCAGAATGAAGATAAAAGTGATAGCTAATCGAGATAATGGGTATGAAGAAAGCTATAAGTTTTTTACTATGCAAAAGGACTTTTTTAGACTCACTGAAGAGTCTGGAATAAACAGCGAGTTCTATAGCGACGATGAAGAAGTAACTAGAATGGCAGATGAACTTCGCACCGAATATCAAGAAATAGATAAAAAAATAGAAGAGCAAAATAACACAGTTGTTAACTTAGAAGAAGATTATGACTCTCTTTTTGCATCAATATAAAAATAATTAATTTTAATGTCAAATGATGAAGAAACAAACGAAAACGTAAACGACTCAGAAGAGTTAGTACACAAAGAAGATAAAATATTTAACAATCGGTATAATACCGGTGAAGGTCTAAAGGACACCGAAGAATATGAGTTTTCTAAAAAAATATCAGTAGTAGCCGACTATTCTGACTCTTACTTAAAGGACGTCTATGAATATGAAGAAAATTTAGAAGCTAAGTTTATTTTAGATGGAATATTTGATTTTATAAAAAGTGACGATTTTTTGAATAACAAAGTTTTTTATAAAATGGATGAATCGCTAACTTTTAAAAATAAGTTTGCTAAGGAAGAAATAAGTGTTATCTTTAATAAGATTCATAATTCTTTAGACAAATCAAAAGGCACAACTAGCTTCTATAGCCCAATTTATGTCTTAGAAGCAATTTCTTCTTTTTCAGGTTTTGATTACAAGAAGATATTTGATTCCCTAGACACTGACGCTCAAGAATTATTGTTAATTGAACTAGATAAAAAATACAATTTCTTAGACGGCAAAATGCAAAAAAAAAAGATACATTAATATGACTTTTATCAAGCTAACTCACTCGACTGGTTCTATATACTTGAACCTAGATAATGTATACAGTATAGAGGAAGTTGGCCCACCAGGTACCGACTTGATAGTAGCATTTGGTACATTTACTCAGACGTATTCATTCGCTACCCCTACTGAATTAGATGAAGCCTTAGCTAAACTTAAAAGCATACTTAGAGTAATAGACTTGGACCAGTTAGCTAATCAACTATGATATTAGAAAAAGTTAGGAAAATATTTGTACTCGGAGATCTACATTTAGGTTTAAGAAACAACTCATTAGAATGGTCAGAAATACAACAAGACTATTTAGTAAACTTTTTCCTTAAACAAGTAGACGAAGAAGGCTTTGATCCAGCAACCGATATCCTAGTTCAAGTTGGAGACTGGAATCACGTAAGAGAATCTACTAATACTCGAATCTATAAGCTTTCCATAAAGATTGCTGAGACCTTTGCTAAAAAGTTTAAGAAAGGAGTTTATGTCATACTTGGAAATCATGATGTATACTACAAAGACAGAACAGATACTCATTCACTAGAGGGATTTGATAGAATTTTTGAAAACTTTCATATATTTGATAAACCTGCTCAATTAAAGATGGGCAATCATAATTTTTTAATGTTGCCTTGGATAGAAAATCTAGATGCTCTAAAAGACGTGATATCTAAGAACTCTTCATCTGACTATGTATTTTGCCATACTGACTTTAAAGGTTTTAGCCTAAATAAAGCAACTAAGCTTGAACATGGACTAGAACAAGAAGATATTAAAGGATTCAAGAGAATCTACTCAGGACACATTCACATACGTCAGGAAAACGGTAATGTTCTTTATGTTGGAACTCCATTTGAAATGGACCGTGGGGATAGGGGCAACGAAAAAGGCTTTTATGTACTAGATCTTTCTAACACAAAAATAAAAGAAAAATTCGTTCCTAATACACTTTCACCAAAACATCTAAAGTTTGATGTGACCGAGCTACTTGACCTAAATTTAACTGAATTAGCTAAGATATTCAATAATAATTTTGTTGACGTCACAATGGAGGCAAGTCTTTCACAAAGATTCTCAATATCTAGGTTTACTGAATTAATAAAGAACCTAGGGCATCGTCGACTAGAGTTTTCATCATATTCATTGGAACAGATAAAATCTAGAAGTCAAGTTGAACTTGATTCTACCTATGAATACAACATTTTTAGTATATTAGAGGAAAGACTAATTGAGATGAACTTCCCAGAATATCAAAATTCACAAATAACCAATAAATTTAAAGAGATATATGATTCTCTTAGAAACACTAAACATTACGACCAATGAAGCTATTAGAGTTTTCTTATAAAAACATACTATCTTATGGAAACAAACTACAGACTTTCAAATTTACTGATGGTCCTAAGTTAATACTGGTTGAGGGCGAAAATGGAGCTGGTAAGTCTTCGATTAAGGAGGCTTTAACTGTTTCCATTTACGGCAGGTCTGCCATTCGTAAGATGAAAGACATACCTAATTGGATAAACAAGAATGCATACACAAACATTAAGTTTGAAACTACTTTAGGCGAGCAAATAGAGCTAGATAGAGGAATAGATCCTAATTTTAGTAACATTAAGATAAATGGTAGCGTTTTCAATCTACCAGATAAAAGAAAAGTTGATGAATTTATTGAGGAAGAACTATCTAAGATTCCATTTAGCGTTTTTTGTAACACAATTAGCCTTTCATTTGATGATTTTAAGTCATTTGTTAACCTAACAAAGGACGATAAGCGTAAGATAGTGGATAGAATATTTGGAATAGATATTCTCTCTGACATGAGAGCCAAAGTTAAAGAATCTTTACGTGAAATTAAAAGTGAATCCGACCTCTTAGAACTTGCTATTTCTAGAAACAGGTCTAATTTAGAAACATACATAAATCAGTTAAGTGAGCTAAAAGAAAAACTAACTGTTAAAAAACAAAAGATTGAAGACGACTTAACCTCTAGGATTTTAGAAAAACAGCAAGAAGCAGACGATCACACCATTCTTCTTTCTGAATTTAAAACCAAGACTGATTTAATTAGCCAAAAATCTAGAGTAGCAGATGAGGACGTTAACAAGATAAAAAATGGGATCAGGGATCTTTCATCAAAACTAGATGTCTATTCTAAAAATAGGTGTCCACACTGCCTAAACGACCTACAGTCAGAATCATCACTAGACGTAAAGTCAAAAATCGAAGAAAAGCTAGAAGAACTAAGAGAACAACTTCCTGAAAAACAGAAGAGTGCGTCTGACTTGAACTCACAAGTAACTGATCTTTTATTGGAAAAGGGAGAATTTGATTCCA